ATATTAAAGTAAATAAAAAAGAAAAAGAAGTTTATTTAAAGAAAGGATATAAAATGGGTTCTATTATTGAAAAGGAGGTGTCACAATGAAAATAGCTCTTCTTTGTGACAGTCACTTTCGGTGTTCGTGGAGATAGCAAAGTATTTCTTCGACATCAAGAAACTTTCTTTAGTCAAATCTTTTTCCCTGTATTAGAAGAACATAATGTTGATACTATTCTACATTTGGGTGATGTTTTTGATCGTAGAAAGTTCATCAATTTTGTCACATTAAAAGAAAGCAAAAGATTCTTCTTTGATGTTTTGAGAGATCAAAATATCACGATGCACACTATTTTGGGTAATCATGACACATCATATACTACTACCAATGAAGTGAACTCTGTTGCTCTTCTTCTCGCAGAGTATACTAATATCCATATCTATGAAAAAGATCCTATTGAGCTTCAGTTTGATTCAACTCGAATTTTGATGTGCCCATGGTTGACTCGTGAGAATAGTGATTCAGCACATGAAGTAATGAAAAACTCAACAGCTCACATTCTTTGTGGTCACTTCGGGATGAAGGGCTTTGAGATGATGAAGGGCATCTTAAGTGACCACGGTATTGATCATCGAGAGTTTACTCATTTCGAATCAGTTTTCTCCGGTCATTATCATCACCCATCGCAATATGGTAATGTGAGATATCTTGGTGCTCAATATGAAATGAATTGGTCTGACTATGGTGGTCGTCGTGGGTTTTATCTTCTTGATACTGAAACAAGAGAGTTGACATTCATTGAAAATCCAAATAAAATACATCATAAACTTGAATATGATGATACCGATTTGACAATTGATGAAATCTCCAATCTTGACACATCTGTGCTGAATGATTGTTATGTGAAGGTGATGGTTCGCAATAGAACCAATCCATATCTATATGATATGTTTTTGAATCGTCTGAATGAATGTGGCGCTGCTGACGTGAAGACAGTAGAGGATAGCCTAAATCTTAGTGATGTTACAGTTGATGAAATGTTAGAAGAGACAAAGGATACTAAAGACATACTTCATTCGTATATTGATAATGTTGAAACAAAACTCGACAAGAAAAAGATCAAGTCTGTGATTGATGAACTCTATTCGGAGGCAATGAATCTATGAACTATTACCATGTACTTTTAGGCCCAAAACATATCGATCTTGTTCAAGCATATTCAGGTGAGCACGCAATACAAATTGCAGAGTCGAAGTTTGGAAGAGCAAAAACCTTATCAAGTCAATATGAGTATAGAGCAGTGAGGGGCATAATCAGTGCACATTCAGTTTCATTTAATACGCTATAAAAACATCTTATCAGTTGGTAATAGTTTTATTGAGATTCCACTAGATAAGCATAATACTACACTGATCTCCGGCCAAAATGGTAGCGGTAAATCTACGATGATCGAAGCCATCGTTTTTGCTTTATTCAATAAACCTTATAGAAAAATCAACAAACCTCAGCTACTGAATAGCATCAATAAAAAAGAACTTTTGATTGAACTAGAGTTTTCTATAGCAGGAAAGTCATATCTCATTAGAAGAGGTTTGAAGCCATCTGTATTTGAAATATGGGAAAACGGCAAACTCATCAACAAAGATGCTGCTTCAAGGGACTATCAAGCTTATCTTGAACAAAACATCATCAAGATGAGTCTTAAGTCATTCACTCAAATTGTGATCCTTGGCTCTGCAACCTATGTTCCCTTCATGGAGTTACCTGCAGGTCAACGTAGAGAAATCATTGAAGATTTGCTTGATATTCAAGTATTCAGCACAATGAATAATCTATTAAAGGAACGAATATCTGAAAACAAAACCTTGATCACTGAAAATAACTATCAAATAGATCTTGTCGAGACAAAACTAACATCGGCAAAAGAACATAATGCTGAATTAGAACGAATAAAGAAAACCGAGGTTGATAAACTAAAAACTAAAGTTTCGGAAAATGTCAAAATAATAGAACAAAATAAACTGAAAATAGAAGAGTATGAAACAGAAATAAATGATCTATTAGAAACTATAGCAGACAAGTCTAAGCAAAAGAAGCTGCAAGATCAGTTGAAGACTTTGGAATATGACTTGAAAAGCAAAAAGTCAAAACTTTTGAAAGAAACTGAGTTCTATTCTCAACATGATAATTGTCCTACATGCAAACAAGGTATCGAACATGGCTTCAAAGAAATAATTGTTTCAGAAAACTCTAATAAAGAAAAGGAGCTTGTTGTTGGACTCGAGCAATTAGAGAAAAAACTTAAAGATGTTGAAACTAGGCTATGCGAAATCTCAGAAGTTGAAGATCAGATTAATAATATCCATTCAAAGACAAATGAGCTTCGTCTATCGAGCAAAATGCTGATGAATCAACTGAAGTCCATCAAATCAGATCTATTGAATGCCGAAAAAGAGGTTGAAGAAATTGATAAGACAAGAGTTGAAGATCTTAAAAAGGAACTTTCAGCGTTTCAATCTGAACAAACTGAGCTCTATAATCACCGCGAGACCTTATCTGTTGTCGCATCAATGCTTAAGGATGGCGGCATCAAAACAAGCATCATTAGAACTTATATTCCAATAATGAATAAATTAATTAATCAATATTTGTCTGAATTTGAACTATTTGTTGACTTTACTCTTGACGAAAACTTCAACGAAGTGATCAAAAGCCGATTTCGCGATGCTTTCTCATTCTCTTCTTTTTCAGAAGGAGAAAAGCTGCGAATCAGTCTCAGTATTATGTTTACTTGGCGAGCAATTTCAAAACTTAGGAACTCTGTATCGACAAATCTGCTGTTTATGGACGAAATATTAGAAAGTAACTCTGATGCTGCGGGCATTGAAGCTTTAATAGATATTTTACATAATCTAAATGCTAATGATAACATATTTGTCATCTCTCATAGAGGTTCCATGTATCAAGATAAGTTCCAGCACTTTATTCAGTTCGAGAAGGTGAAAAACTTTACTCAGTTGTCTGCATAGACATTGACATTTTGGTCAACTTAATTTAAAATTAAACATTGACAGTCAACAACGATCATGCTTAAGTATTGACCGTTTTTCAATGATATAAAGAGGTTTTTATGTTTTACACAAATGTAGAGAGATTGGGTAATACAATTCTCCACCGAGGTTATGAAAACGGCCGTAGATTTAGCAAAAAAGTTCAATTTGAACCTGTGCTATATATACCGACAAAAGAAGAAGACACCGAGTTCAAGTCTTTCATGGGGAACCATCCTGTAAAACCGAAACAGTTCGACACAATGTCTGAAGCAAAAGATTTTGTTGAACGTTATAAAGATGTTTCTGGGTTTCAAGTCTATGGCAACACGAACTTTGTCCATCAGTTCATCCAAAAGGAATACCCTGGAGACATACAATTTGACATGTCTCAGATCAATATCTTTAATTTTGATATAGAAGTGGATATTGAAGAATCTTTTCCTGACATGGAAGTATGCGACAAAGAAATCACTGCTATTGCAATTAAATCTTCCAAATCAGACACATACCATCTTTTAGGGCTCAAAGACTATGACAAGACGAAGACAATCTCTGGTATTGATCCAGAAAACATTCAGTTCATGGTGTTCGACTCAGAACGTGATCTTCTCCGCCGGTTCATCCAGATTTGGACTAATGACTTCCCTGACATTGTGACTGGATGGAACGTAGAGTTTTTTGATATTTATTACATCGTATCTCGTATTATTCGTGTCCTAGGCGAAGAACGTGCTAAGGAACTTTCACCTTGGAGGCGTATTAGAAAGAATACAACTGAAATCTTTAATAGACCGCAGTCATCATATAAGATTTCTGGTGTGCCAGTGATTGACTACATGGATGTATTCAAGAAGTTTGGCTATAAATACGGAACTCAAGAATCATACAAATTGGATCATATTGCCCATGTTGTTCTTGGAATGAACAAACTTGACTATTCCGAATATGGCTCTCTTTCAGAGCTGTATAAGCAGAATCCTCAACTCTATCTTGACTACTGTCTCAGAGACACTCAGATCATTCAACTACTAGAGGACGAAACTTCTTTATTGGCTCTTGTTCTGACAATTGCCTATGACGGGGGCGTGAACTATGGCGATGCATTTGGAACAGTGGGTATTTGGGAATCTATAATAAATCGTCGCTTAATGGAAAAAAAGCTTGTATCTAATGTAAAATCGGGTCCTGGTGAGAGTGCATCACTTCTTGGTGGTCATGTGAAAGATCCAATACCAGGTCTCTATAAATGGGTTTCAACTGTGGACCTAGCGTCCCTATATCCACATATTATTATGCAGTTCAACATGTCACCTGAAACATATATGCCTGATGAGAAAAGATATATCTCACAGGATATGGTATTATCAGGTGAGTTCAAAAGTAGTAATGCTTTGATTTCAGTTGCACCCAATGGAATCTGTTTCCGAAATGACAATATTGGTGTGATACCAGAGATCATTCAAACAGAATACGATAACAGATCAAAAATAAAGAAGGAAATGCTTTCTGTTGAGCAAGAACTACAATATGAAAAAGATCCGCAGCGCAAAAAGCACTTAAAGCGCAAAGAACTTCAGTTGCATAACAAGCAAATGGCAATCAAGATTAAAATGAATTCTATCTTTGGAGCCCTTGGGAATCGCTATTTCTTATATTATGTTAATGATATTGCGGAGGGCATCACGACAAGCGGTCAAGTTGCAATCAAAAAGGCAGAACAGGTGATCAATAACTATTTGAACTCTATCATGAAAACAGAAAATGTTGATTATGTATTATATTGTGACACAGATTCCGTGTTTTTTAGGTTAGATATGTTGATTGAAAAGGTTTTTGGTACTACTGATATTACAAATGAACAGGCAGAGAAGTTTATTGATAAAGTATGTAAAGAAAAGATTGAACCTGTAATTAAAGATGGTTATGATGATCTTGCAAAACAATTAACAGTTTACCGTAATGCAATGAGTATGAAAAGAGAAAAAATATGTAACAAGATGATCATGATCGCAAAGAAACGATATATTGCAAGTGTTTTGAATAATGAAGGTGTTCATTATGCTGAACCGAA